TAAACAGTATTTCTCAGAACAATATGGTATACCATTAGATAAAATTGAAGTTGAATTTTTTATATTAAAACGAAAAGTATTAGATTGGGATGATGAAAAATTAATGTCACCACATCAAGCGTATAGAGTACAAACATTTACACCACCTAGTGGAAAAATTAAACTGGGTAGAGCGAAAAAAGCTATTAATGATTTTATTAGCGAATGTTTTAACTCTAGTGGTAAAATAAAGGAAAAAGATTACCCTAAACAAGTGAGCGCCTGGAACTGTAGGTTTTGTCCATATAAAGTAGACAAAGAGCATTGCGGTGAAGGCATAATATATTAAAATAATTATATACGTATAGTTATAAATAAACGTTATTAAAAACAAAAACTATGGCAGATGCTAAAAAAATGACACTAACTAGTGTTAAAGTAAAAAGTGAATTATTTGAAAATTTTAAGATAGAATGTGTAAGAAGGAAATTTAGTTTCCAAAAACTTGCCGATCGTGCTCTATTTTTGTATCTTACAAATGAAGATTTTAGAAAACAAATTTCAAACCAAACAAATATTGAACTATAAATTTAAGTTATATGAATAAAGATTTTAAGCATATTCCTAAAGAACAGAGGAAAAAAATATTGCTAGTATGTGATGATATTAGAGTAAATTCAGGTGTAGCAACAGTTGCAAAGGAAATTGTAGTACATACGGCACACCACTTTAATTGGGTAAATGTAGCGGGAGCTATACAACACCCTGAAAAAGGTAAAGTATTAGATATATCAACAGCCACAGGTAAAGAAGCAGATATTAGTGATGCTGATGTAAAGTTATATTGTGTAGATGGATACGCTCAGTCAATTGAATTACAACAAATTTTAAATATTGAAAAACCAGATGCTGTAATGTTGATTACAGACCCTAGGTATTTTAAACATATTTTTAATATGGAAGATACTATTAGAAAACAATGTCCTTTGGTATATTTAAATATTTGGGATGATTACCCTGCTCCTATGTATAACAAACCCTACTATGAAGCTTGTGATTTATTAATGGGTATTTCAAAACAAACAGTTAATATTAATAAATTAGTATTAGCAGATTGTGATAATAGTAAAAGAGTGTTTAAATATATTCCCCATGGTTTAAATCATAAAGAATTTTATCCAATAGGTAAAGATCATAGTGAGTATGAACCTCTACAACAGTTTAGAACTAATCTTGTAGGTGATAATGTAGACTATGTAATGTTCTTTAACTCTAGAAATATTCGTAGAAAACAAATACCAGATACGATGTTAGCTTTTAGATCATTTTTAGATTCTTTACCTAAAGAAAAAGCAGACAAATGTAGATTGGTTTTACATACAGAATTAGTTACAGACCATGGTACAGATTTAGGTGCAGTAGCTGAATATCTTTTTGGGGAAACTTATGAAAATAATATAATATTTTCACATCAAAAATTATCAAGAAAACAATTAAATTGGTTATATAATATAGCGGATTTACAGGTATTAATTACATCTAATGAAGGATGGGGTTTAACAGTTACTGAAGCAATGTTAACAGGTACTCCTATAATTGCTAATGTAACAGGTGGAATGCAAGATCAAATGAGGTTTGTAGATGAAAATGGAAAATGGTTTACACCATCCCCTGAAGTACCATCTAATCATAGGGGTACATACAAAGAACATGGTGAATGGATGTTCCCAGTTTACCCAACGTCTAGATCAATACAAGGTTCACCTCAAACACCTTATATTTTTGATGATAGATGTGCATGGGAAGATGTTTGTGATAGAATAAAAGAAATATACGAATTAACAGATGAAGAGCGTAAAGCTAAAGGGTTAAAAGGTAGAGAATGGGCTTTAAGTGATGAAGCAGGATTTACGGCTGAACACCAGGCACAAAGGGTAATGGAAGCGTTTGAGGAATTATTCTCAGTCTGGGAACCCAGAGAGGATTTTGAAATAGTAAATGCAACAGAATATAAAGGAAGATTTTTAAACCACAAAATTACATACTAATGAATAAACCAACTTTCACAATTAGCGCTCCAGTAGATACATATAGTGGTTACGGTGCTAGAGCAAGAGATATAGTTAAATCTATAATAGAATTAGATAAATATGATGTTAAAATTCTACCACAAAGATGGGGTGACACTCCATCAGGATTTTTAGAAAGTCACGATAAATGGAAATTTTTACAACCTCTATGTATCCCAAACCTTTCATCTAAACCAGATATTTGGATGCAAATTACAATTCCAAGTGAATTCCAAGCTATAGGTAGTTATAATATTGGTTGTACTGCTGGAATTGAAAGCACAGGTTGTGCCTCAACTTGGGTTGAAGGTTTAAATAGAATGGATCTTAATCTAGTCTCTTCAGAACATAGTAAAAAAGTATTTAAAGATATTAATTTTGAGCAGAAGGATAAGCAAACAAATCAACTTGTTAATATAATAAAATTGGAAAAACCAATCGAAGTAATATTTGAAGGGGTTGATTTAGATACTTACTTTTACAAGAAACCAAAAGATGTAAATATAAATTTAGATAATATTAAAGAATCCTTTTGTTATTTATTTGTAGGACATTGGTTAGGAGGACATTTTGGTCATGATAGAAAGAATATTGGTGCATTAGTAAAAAATTTCTTTGAAGCCTTTAAAGGTCAAAAATCTCAACCTGCCTTAATTTTAAAATCATGTATAGGGAGAAATAGTTATATAAGTAGAGAAGAATTACTCCAAAAAATTAAAGTAATAAAAAAATCATATCCCGTAGGTACTAAATTACCTAATGTTTATATTTTTAATGGTAATTTATCTGATGAACAAATAAATGATTTATATAACCACCCAAAAGTAAAATCTATGGTTAGTTTTACTAAAGGTGAAGGTTATGGTAGACCTTTAGCTGAATTTGGTTTAAGTAAGAAACCTATTATAGCATCAGGTTGGTCTGGTCATGTCGACTTTTTAACACAAGGTAATTGTATTTTATTACCTGGTGATTTAGAACCGGTTCATGAAAGCGCCGCTAACCAATGGTTATTAAAAGAAACCCAATGGTTTAAAGTAAATAATGCTGCTTCAATTAAAGCACTTAAGGATGTTTATGATAATTATAAGAAGTACACAGTAGGGGCTAAAAAACATGGACATCACATTAAAACTAAATTTTCATTTGATGCTATGAAGGAATTATTAGGAAAGGTATTAAAAGAAAATATACCACTAATCCCAAAACAGGTAGAATTATCCTTACCACAATTAATAACACCAAAACTATAGATATGGCACAACATGATGAAATAATACAATGTCCTAAATCGGGAGGCGATTTATGTTATAAGATTGAAGTAAGCAAAGATATAACACAGTATATGAGTTTATCCTGCGGTTTTATGACAAATAGTCTAATGAAAGTAGGAACTGATTTCTATAACGAACAGATGATTTTACTTCCTGAATTATATAAAGATTTAGCTTGGGAAGATGATAATACCAAATTAATATGGTTACCTAATAACATAAATGTCCCTGAACTAGGAATGGTTTATGCATCAGGTGCTAATACAGAAGAATGGAAATGGGCAGCAGTTAAAGCTATTAAGTTAGATGAAGAAGTTACAAATAAAGATGGCTCAAAATCCTCATACAAACCAGATATGTCTACAGTAAAATATTTTGAAGAGCGTGACTATATAGATGCTCTTTCGTATATTGGGGCATTACCAAGCTAGATAAATATGAAAATAAGTTACGGAATAACAGTTTGCAATGAACACGAAGAACTCCAACATTTAATAGAGTTTATATCTCCTTTAATTGATAAAGAAGATGAGATTGTAATTGTATATGATGGTAATAGAGTCACAAAGGAGGTATTAGGTGTATTAGATCAATATGAAGGGAAAGTAAGAGCATTTCCATTTGATTTCCAACAAAATTTCTTAGAAAATAAGAATTATATGAATTCTTTATGTGAAGGAGATTATATATTTCAAATAGATGCTGATGAAATACCTAATGAAGGTTTAGTATCTAATTTAAAATCTATTTTAGAATCAAACCCAACATTAGATATGTTAGTAGTCCCACGTAAAAATCTTGTAGAAGGTTTAACTGAAGAGCATATTAAAAAATGGGGTTGGCGAGTAAATGAAAATGGTTGGGTTAATTGGCCTGACCAACAAAAACGAATATATAAAAACTCACCAGAAATTCAATGGACAGGACACCCTGTTCATGGTATGGTAACAGGATATAAGGAATTTGCCTCATTACCCGTAGCAGAAGAATTTAGTATTACTCATAATAAACAAGTAGAACGACAAGAGAAACAAAACGAAAGATATTATAACATTGAAAAAACATTATAAATGGTAAGTTTAATTATACCCTCATACAGAAACCCAGAATGTCTAGATTTATGTTTAGAATCAGCATTAGAAGGTCAATCTACAAAAAATCAAATTATAGTAATATTAGATGGATTTACTGAAGAATCTAAGCATATTACTGAAAAGTATATTGATAGAATTAATTTTTTGCCCTTAGAACAAAACCAAGGTATGCAAATGGCATTAAACCTAGGGGTTTGTAATGCTGATAATGAAACTATTGTTATAATTAATGACGATAATGTATTATGTAAAGATTGGGATAAAGTCATAGAGGAAGAATTAAAAACTAATCATGTATTAACAATTAGCCAAATTGAACCTTTTAAGGGTATATTTGGCTTTCCTGCAAAGAATTTTGGCATACATCCAAGTAAATTTGATTATGAAGGATTTAAACAATTTGAACCAACAATACGCAATGATGTTTCAACTCCTGATGGTGGAATATTCCCCTTTGCTATGTCTAAAAAAGACTATATGATTGTTGGTGGATTTGATACAATTTATAAGTCTCCATTTATATGTGATTGGGATTTTTTCCTTAAATTAGAATTAAATGGTTTAAAATTCAGTAGAACATCTAAGGCACATTTTTACCATTTTGTAAGTATGGCAACTAAAAAAGGTAAAAACAAGGAAGAAATGATTTCATCTGAATCACCTGCGGCACAAACCTTTGTATATAAGTGGGGTATGCCACCAAATTTATTTGAAAACAATTCTCATAACCCTAAAAATGGACAAGTTATTAAAGGTATTAAATTCGAATAAAAATAATTCATACGCTTATAAAAGGAAACAAAATGAAAGTTATATATCGGATATCAGACAGTGGATATAATAAAGTAAAACCAGATTATATTAATAACGAAGCATGTTTAAGAAATGCTGCTGCTCGG